GGTTGTAAGTGTGTTGGAAATTTTGTCATTTTAATTAAATGGATCAGCGTCATCTATCTGTTCGATAGAATCGCTTATTACGTTTTCTAGGTTTTTATTAGTATCGTCAAGTTTATTTGCTTCTTCAGTAATATTAATTTTTTCTTTTACCTTTTGGTTAATTTTATCAACTGGACTACCTCCTACAGTTACGTTATTTAATTGCACATCCTGTATTTCTTCGCTTGCTTGCATACCTAGTAAAACTTCTGGACAATGTAATCTTATTAACCATGTAGCCGACCTGTAACGCAACATCTGTTCAGGCATTGTTTTATACTTTGGATTCTTTGTCCAACCCTCTTTTCTAGCAGTGTCCATACCTACAGTAATTGCTATTTCCTTACCTGTTCTAAGTATTGTGTGAGCAGTAACAGCTAAGTTATCACCCTCTCCAGTACTTGTCCAAGTAATAGGCTCTTTAAAGTTTCCTCTGTCGTTTGCTAAAGCTATAGCAAAACTAGAATTAAAACCTACATTGCCGTGAATTACTTGTAAGTTTTGTAATGCCAAAATAGGGTTAACTTCAAGTTGTTGTGCCATCATTAAGGCGACCATGCAATCCTCTGGCTTATTTTGAAAATGAGAGGGTATCATTTGGCTTTTAGAAAAAGCAGTTGCGACTCTCCATGTATGTTCAAAAGATTTGGAATCAGTTAAAAAACTGGATGTTTCTTTTTTTGTTAGTTCGGAATTTTTAGTCATTGTTAAATCGGGGTAAATCTAAATTAGTAATTTCTTCGCTGTAACCAATCCATTTATCGGTTTTGCGACATTGTGCGAGAGTTGCTAAGTCTTTGTTAGCTACTCTGTTACCAGCGTTAATCATGTCAGGACTAGCATTATAAACTGCTACTAAATAAGGGGGCTTGCTTTCAACGGCTATAAAAACAAATTGCTCTGCTTCTTTTAAAGACCGTAAATACCATCCCGCTTGAACGTGATAACGAAAATTATGTACTGATTTTTGGAACCCTAGTTCGCTAGCGTCACTTGTTGTTTTAAGGTCAACTATTAAAGATCCATCATCAGTATGAAAGTCTGGTCTGCTTTTACAAATTTCACCAGTTTCGGAATCTTTCCATTGGTAAGATTGTTCGCATAACCCTGCCATATTCAAAATTGTATTTGCTGCTGGATGTGCAAAAATTCTTTTTCTCATAATTGTCAACCTGTCATAGTCATCAATAGAAATTAAATTTTTACCATTTGCTTTTTTATCAAACTCCTCCCAGTAAGCGATAGCGTCTAATGTTTTGGTTGATGGCTTTTTACCAATAAGTTGAATAGGTGTTGGTCTTCTAGGTGCGTTAGCAGATTCAACTATATATTCTTTTTCAAATAAGTCAGGCTCAAGGACAATAGTGTGAAATGCAGAGCCTAAAAACATTGCTTTAGTTGGCTTAGGTATTACACGCTCAGGGTTTATGTACCTGTCCCAATAATGAAAAGGGCTTTTGTTTATTAAATCTAAATGGCTTTTAGAAACGTAATCAAGAGAATGGTACTCTTCATTCGTTAATTTTTCTAATGCCATTGGGTCTGTTTCCATAAATTAATTCGTAACCTATACGTTACATTAACATAAAACTTAGTATAGTCAATATATTTAATATATGACTTTTTGTAATAAAGGGGTTGCGTATATTAAATATATATAGTATATTATAAATAAGGAAGCAAAGATGACTTCCACCACCCCCTTAAACAAATGACTTCATTCGATAAAGAACTTTTTAACTATCATGGCGGCTACCTAACTTATACAGGTAAGCATAGCCTTTCAAAAAACTTTGAAGAGGTTTACAACGTTGAAAGACTACATCCTGATAACGTTGGCAGACACGTTGATACATTTATCGCAAGATTTAAGTATAACCAAAGACCTTGGAAGAAATGGGTTAACTTTATCTGCAAAAACTTTACCTGCGAAGAATGGGTTAATTTAGCAGAATCAGGAATGACACCTAGTGAGATTATTGAGTCAAAAGGTTACTTTGATGAAACTACTGTTAGATGCTTAAAAGGAAGAGTTAAGTCTCTTAAAACAATAAACGCAGAGTTAACAAGGAGACTTGAAGAGGCTACTAAATAGCCTCCTTGACATATATATAATATATATACTATACTAAACATAAGGGCGGCAGATGACCGCCCACTACCCCCTTAAAGACATGACAAACGGAAACGTAACTCTAGGATTTGATCCACAAATAGGTGATAAAGCGCACGTTCTTTATTATTCTGATATTAAGCCTTGTACTGTTATTAAAAGAACAAAGAAATTTGTTTGGGTACAGAGTGACAATTACAAACTAGCTGAGGGTGAAAAACCTAATATTATTCCCGGAGGATTTGCTGGACATTGTACAAACCAAAGATCACTTAAATACGAATTTATTAGAAACCTTAAGGGATCTATTTATAAATTTGGTTTTAGAGATAATGGCAGATGGTGTCAATGTGGCGATCATTGTTCTAATCCAACAACGTTAGGCAAGGGCTGGAGAGCGTTTTATGATTATAATTTTTAAAAAAGGTTAATTTATGACACTAAGAAAAGACCACCCATCTTATTTAAAAATTGAAAAACTTAAGGAGCTTCGAATAAAGAAGCTTCTTATTCAACTATTAGATGTTAATTTAAAAGGCACGGAACATAATCTTAATATAACTAAAGACTTCCGAGCAGAAATTATTAATGATGGCAAATGGGTTACTGAATATATAAGAACTACTATTGTTAAACATAATTGGGAAGTATCAAGACAACGTAACTGGCAAATTAAGGATTTCGAGCCAGAATTGATTTTAGAGGTTGAAGAAAACGAAATTTAATTCTTAATAAACGTGCGACTCTTTTTTGTAGTGTTTTTATTGTGTTCTCTAGTTTATTAATTTTATCAATACTTTGCAAAATAACGTGACATTGACAGGCATTTTGCTTCATTAACAATGCACTTAATATTTTAAGCTCATTTATATCTTCTAAATTTAATATACGTCTAATCTCAGTTTCAATCTCAAATTCCTCCTCCATTGAAAGAGGTTTTGTCATTACTTTTATAACCTCAATTTTTTTGTCCATTTAATTTAATTTAGGAAAAAGTTGTTGCTCCAACATATCAACAGCGCGATCATCTAACGTATTTGATGTCTGCTTACAAATAGACCGTAATAAATCAACTATTAATCTCTTGCACCCTGTAGTTGAAAGAAAGCGTAACAAAATAGGTTTTAATAGTTTGTACATAACAAATTATGTTTTTCCAAACATAGCACTTATTGCTGAATCTTGCCTTCTAACCTGCTAACTGATTGCGATAACTTGTTTAATCTAGTGTAAATGTCAATAATAGTTTTTTCTCTACGATTGCTCATGTTGGATAAAACCATTACAAAAGCAGTTGCACCTGCTCCTATTAAGGCTGCCTGTACCTCTGTCATTGGTATTGCTATGATTATCAATAGTATGACTTAAATTTTTTAAAATGGCTGAATCAAAACAGAAAAATGCTTTTCAAAAATTAAAAGATGGGCTTGATGATAAAGAGGAACAGTTGGCAATTATTAGTTTATTTGTTCGACTTGGAGTTGTGGTTTGGAGTGGATTTATAGTATCGCTTAATTACATAGAATTGCCCGGATATAGTAATGAGCCAAAGGATATCACTTTCCCTGCTAGCTTACTAACTGCTGCGATTAGCACCTTTGGAATTGAGGCCTCTAGGAAGAACGGTAGTAAAACAGACGATAAAGTTGCAAAGGAACAAGGTATGGTTCAAACTATAAGGGTAATAACACCTATCAAAATTGAAGGTGCTGAAGTAGTCAACCCTAAACAAAAACAATGATTAAAAAACTTCTCGCACTTGTATTACTCTTAAGTCCTTCAAGTGCTTTTGCCAATATAACGGCTAAATATGTCACTTCTGCACAAATTTCCATTGACTCGCCTTATGTTATTACTAATGCAGCCCCTAATAGCTACAGCATAAGCGGTAACAATGTCACCACATCTACAGGCTCAGGTGACAGTATAGTTACCAATGGTATTGGAGGATTAAATTTAGGAAGTGTTAGTAATGGTTTAGCTGCGGTAACTGCGACTAATACAACAGTTACAAATGCCGGATCAGCTTTTTCTCTAAGTGAAACCTATCAGGCTGGAGATTCAACTCAATCTGCTATTACTCCCAGTTCTGGGATAGCAACACTTCCAGTATTAGGTGGTCAAACAACAGTGATTTCTGGGGGAACTGCTGGATCATTAGGTCTTACATCATTATCATCAGGTATTCATACTTGCTCTGCTGGAGGCTCAGGTACTAGCTGTCTCGCATCAACTACCGTCCAAATAACAATAGATTGACTAAGTCTTGGCTAGTATTATTATTAATGTATGCGTTACCAGTTACCGCATCTCCTGTTGTGCCTCAATTCCGTAGCGGATCATCAACTCAATCAAGCACTAGCCAATCAGTAATTAATGAGCAAATTGTTAGCCATAAATTCAATACAGGATTTTCATATTCAGCGAGTGGTCATAACATTGAATCGGCTGACCTTAACGGTTACATTAACCCCTCGACAGTGGCAGATACAACTCAAACAGTTAATGGAGTTCAATTTAGTTGGACAAGCCCATCTCTTGAGGCTGTGCCTAGATGGAAAATAAAAGAGGCTGGACAAAGTTTTTCTCTAGTAGAAGTACTACAATCTGCAGGAATCGACACTATAACGACCATCAACCGCACTATTACAACCACTTCAACAACCGAAACCACGTCAGTTTTTGGTCAGTAATTTTTATATTTCTTTGCCCTTTAAAAGTTTTTGCTAATACAACCGTAGCAAGTCCTCAGTCAAATTCTACAGGAGTAGTAAATAATAATGCCACAATGATTACACCATCTTCTATGCCTCAAGATAGATATAGTCAGGGAATTACTTGTACATCTCCAAGCATGACAATTACACCATATTTAACTGATGCGTGGTCTTTTAATAGGCCTACTGAGGAATTTACTTATCAAGATATTTATGACGAGGATACTGGAGCTATAAAATATACAACTAAAACCCCTCGATTTGAAAAAGATAATTACAACCTAAATTATGGAATATCTGCTCAATTTAATATTCCTTTAGGGAAAGGGGGCAGGTTATGCCGAGAAGCAGCAAAAGTAAATATTGAAGCTCAGAAATTATTAATAGAAAAAACCCGACTTGAAATGGCACTTTATCGTTTATCCGTATGCGGAGAACAGGCGAAACTAGGTGTAATTTTAACAGGAAAATATGCAGTTTCTTGTGAGGGAATTGAGATTATAGTTCAACCAAACCAAGTTATTCCGCATCAACACGAAATAAAATTAAAGCAGTAAAAGAAAATGAAACGGCCTTGCCTATTGAATATTTGCTTCTTGAGCAATTTTTGTGGGCATTAAGAGAGCGTCTAGAACCTCTCAAGGGGAACAAATCCTTCTACTAATATTTATTATACATTAAATTTACAGTAGGCAAGTGCGGGTGAGCTTGCCTACCTAAACACCTTATCTGTCGCCATGAAAAAATAAGGTTCTTTTATTATAGTTTATCTTTTTTCTTTGTCAGCTTTTTAACCGCTTGCTTCACTATAGGTTTGACTGCGTTAAGTAATAATGGACTACTGGCAGCGACCAAGCCAA